GAAAGAGTTTAGACAAGCACTATTACCAAGCGAAGCTCAAGCACTCCCCCACCGAAGAATAACAGAGGCTACCTGTCGTAAGTTTGGTTACGGCGTAACGTCTATAAACAATAAGCTTAATGAGGTTGCCAATCTTCGTAACAGTTCGGGCGCAATCGTTGCTCAGAAGATTAGGTCGCCGGAGAAAGACTTCACCATTAAGGGCGAAAGTAAGTCAGCAGAATTATTCGGGTCACATAACTGGTCGAGTGGTCGTCGTCTTATAATTACTGAAGGTGAGATTGACGCTATGTCAGTCTCGCAAGTGCAGGACAATAAGTGGCCTGTCGTCAGTTTACCGAATGGTGCATCTTCAGCTCGTAAGGCTCTCCAAACCCACTGGGAATACATCGACAAGTTCGATGATGTTGTCTTGATGTTTGACCAAGACGAACCCGGGCGCAAGGCGGCTGAGGATTGTGCCGAGGTTCTACCAGCTGGCAAGTGTCGTATTGCACATCTTCCCCTCAAGGATGCAAACGATATGCTTCTGGCTGGTAGAACCAAAGAATTAATAGAGGCTATCTATCAAGCAAAGCCATACAGACCTGATGGTATCAAGAGCGCATCAGATTGTTTAGACATCGTCCTTAAAGAAAATGAGGTCAGTGACACTAAATATCCGTATCCATCACTCAATGATATTACAAAAGGTCTTAGACGTTCTGAGCTGGTAACTGTAACCGCCGGGTCAGGTATGGGTAAGACTACCCTCGTTCGAGAGATTGCTCACAAGCTACTCTCTGACAATAAACGTGTCGGTCTAATTATGCTTGAGGAGAGTGTTAAAAGAACACTGCTCGGGCTGATAGGTATCCAGCTAAACAAAAATATAACAGTTGACCGGACAGAGGTTGACGATGCTGACATATCGTCAGCTTTTAAAAACATGTTCGATGATGACAGTCTTCAGCTGTACGATCACTTCGGCAGTACTGACGTTGAAGTTGTTACTAACCGCATACGTTATATGGTTCAAGCCCTCGAGGTTGAGTGGATTATCTTAGACCACATCTCAATTCTCGTGTCCGGCTTGGCTACTAATGATGAGCGAAAACTCATTGATATGGCGATGACAACTCTGCGAACAATCGTTCAAGAATTAGACATTGGAATGATTGTCGTCTCTCACCTGCGTCGCCCAGATGGTGACCGGGGGCATGAGGACGGAGCGCAAGTCAGGCTTAACCAATTGCGTGGCTCACATTCAGTAGCCCAACTCAGCGACATCTGCCTATCCCTCGAAATCAATAAAGACAGTGGTGAAGACATGCGTCAACTGCGTGTCCTCAAAAACAGATTTACAGGTGAGGTCGGCCTTGCTTGCACCCTGCAATACGACAGGGACAAGGGGCGGCTTCAAGAAATTAGTAACTTTTAAAAGGAGATCAACATGAGCGAATATAACGATGAACGCAACGACAGAAAGTATGCAGTCGTAGACATGATGGTTTGTGACAAGCCACAAGTTGTAACCTTAAAAATACCTATGCACGATTATAATGACATGGCTGAAGGTGATTTAGTTAATTACATTTCTGACTATAAAGTCGGCTGGTCATGGCAAGAAGACACCCACACAAACGTGCTTGGGGTCACTTATACGGATGCAGACTGATGCGTCTCGTATTTGATTTAGAAACTGATGGTCTGCTTCCTAACCTAACTAAAATTCATTGTCTTGCAGTCAAGGATATTGACACTCAAAAGGTTTACAGCTTTGAGCCAATTGATGTTGGTCATGGCATCCGAATGCTATCCGAAGCTGATGAGCTGATAGGTCACAACATTCTTTGTTTTGATATTCCGGCAATCAATAAGGTGTTTCCTCACGTCGATATGTCAAAGCCTAAGCTGACTGATACACTGGTCTTGTCTCGTTTAATTCATTCGGATATACGGGCAGAAGATTACGAGTACCGTGCATTGTTTCCGTCAAAGCTCGTGGGTAGTCACTCACTAAAATCTTGGGGTGTTCGTCTTGATAATGACAAGGGCGACTTCGATGGTGGTGACTGGCAGACGTGGTCACCGGAGATGCAGACCTATTGTGTTCAGGATGTTGAGGTCAGTTATGACTTATACAAACACCTCGATCCTGAAAACTTTAGTAAAGATGCCATAGACCTTGAACATGATGCGGCTCTAATTTGTGAGCGTGTTGGTAACACTGGCTGGGTGTTTGATAGTGAAAAGGCTGTAAAGCTTTACTCTAAGCTTGTTGATGAGCGAGATAAACTTGAGGTTGAATTCTCAAAGTTGTTTGAGCCTTGGCAAGTTGAAACACCCTTCGTGCCAAAACGTGATAACAAGACCAAAGGTTATGTGAAGGGTGAGTTGTTCACGAAAATTGAAGTTGTACACTTCAACCCAAATAGCCGACAGCATATAGAACACTGTCTCAAGCGAAAGTACGATTGGAAGCCGTCACAGATTACGGAAGGTGGTCGTGCAAAGATTGACGAGAAAACGCTCAACGCACTCGAGTATCCGGAAGCTAAAAAGCTTGCGAAGTTCTTCTTGTTACAGAAAAGACTAGGTCAGCTCAATGAGGGTCGGCAGGGTTGGATGCGTCTTGTTGATAAAGATGGTAGACTGCGTCATCGCCTCAATCACAACGGTACGCTAAGTGGTCGTGCCTCACATCAAAGACCAAACTTAGCTCAAGTCCCGGCTACTCGTGCGCCGTGGGGTCAAGAGTGCAGGGAGCTGTTCACAGTTCCTGATGGCTACAGTTTAGTCGGAGCTGACCTAAGCGGTCTGGAGCTTCGATGCTTGGCTCATTACCTAGAGGATGGCGGTGAGTATGGTCGTCAAATTCTTGAGGGTGATGTTCACACAGCCAACCAAAAGTCTGCCGGGCTAGAAACTCGTGATCAAGCTAAGACGTTTATTTATGCGCTACTTTATGGTGCTGGTAACGAATTACTTGGGCAGGTCTCCGGCGGCAACTATGCATTAGGCAAAAGGCTAAGAGACAACTTTGAGAACGCTCAACCTGCTTACAAAAAGCTTCGTGAGAAAACCATAGCCGTTAGCGAAAGCCACGGACACCTGCAAGGTCTTGACGGCAGAAAGCTTAGGGTTAGAAGCCCTCACTCATCACTAAATTTATTACTTCAATCGTGTGGAGCAATCCTCTGTAAAAAATGGATGCAACTGGTTGATAGTCAGCTGGACGCTGACCAAGCCTATATCTGCGGCTGGATACACGACGAATTGCAGATAGCAACCAAGAAGGGGTTTGAAGATTATGTCGGTAATATCACTGGAAGAATGGCGAAGGAAGCAGGGCAATTCTACAAGTTTAATCTCCCAATCGAGGCTGAGTACCATGTTGGAGATACTTGGGCAACTACGCACTGATTACCCAGAAGCTTACGCCATTCAGATGGAGCATCTGTTCGCTCTGCTAGATGTACTGTCTAGCGCACACAAAAAACCATTTACTGTTACCGGGCGCATCAGTCGAGAGAATGCTTTCACAGTTGCACTATGTGCAAGTGAAGGATTTCTTACCACCCAGCTTGATGAAAACGGCTTCAGCACAAACTATTCAACCAGCTGGCAGATCACCGAAGAAGGTGTCGAGTTGAAGGAGAACTTACATGGAATACTCAATGCAGAGCTTGACAGAACCAACCCTGTTGATTGACGGAGATTTATATTTATATAAAGCCGCCGCCGCTTGCTTAGATGAAACCGAGTGGGCTGAAGATCAGTGGACTACAACGACTAACCTTGTCGCGGCAAAAGATATAGTCTCTAAAAACTTTATAAAGTGGGCTGAGAAGTTTGAAGCTAAGAAGATTATCGTCTGTCTGACCGGAAGCCATAACTTCAGAAAACAAATCAGTGATACCTACAAGTCCAATCGTAAATCAAAACGTAAGCCTGAGGGCTTTATGTCGTTTACGGGTTGGATTATGAATACCTTTAGTTACTACAAGCATCCAGTGCTTGAGGCAGACGATGGTCTTGGGATTATCGCGACCATGCCCGGTAACGAAAACACAATTATTATAAGTGACGACAAAGACATGTTGACTATACCAGCGAAAGTCTATCGTCCATCACAAGACCTGCTTACTGATGTAACTGTCGAGCAAGCAGACAAAAACTTTTACCTGCAAACCCTCTCCGGGGATGCGGTAGACGGCTACTCTGGAATACCGGGAGTAGGCGCAAAGAAAGCCGAGGCAATACTCGGTTCGCGGCCTGATTGGTCGCTCGTCGAACAGGCTTACCTGAAACATGGCTTGTCAAAAGAAGATGCACTCCTGAACGCAAGACTGGCTCGAATACTCCGCTGGTCTGATTGGGATGCACAAAACAAATCCGTCAAGCTATGGACACCGGACAATGGGTAGACGTGACAAAGAAATACTTGAGTTTCTTAAACGAGACAGGTCAACAATGATGAAAGCAAAAGAAGAAGCTAAAACCAATTCTAATGTAATTAAACCAAGCCATTACGAGCGTTGGGTTCGTGAGCCAGTCAACTTTATCATGCAGAATGATATCGAGTTTTGGAGAGGCAACATTGTTAAGTATGTCATGAGGGCTGGCTACAAACATCCAGAGGATGCCACGCCTGAACAAATTGTTGATGCCGAGATTGAGGATTTGAGAAAAGTAATCCGATACGCCGAGATGCGTATTAATCATTTAAAAGGCAAACTACCAAATGACATTTCGCAATCAATTCTCTGAAGATATCTTTAACTACAAATACAGACACGACGGATGTGAGACTTGGGCAGACTTAGCTGAGACACTTGTTCTCGATGTCTGTAACAAATATTTACCCAAGGATGAAATCGACCAGCTGACAAAATACATCAGCGACATGAAGTTTATTCCGGGTGGTCGTTACCTGTACTATGCAGGTCGTCCCAATAAATATTATAACAACTGTTATCTTCTAAAGGCTGAAGAGGACACTCGTGAGGATTGGGCTAACCTCAGCTGGAAGGCTGAGAATTGTCTGATGACTGGCGGTGGTATCGGCGCAGACTATTCTGTTTACAGACCAGCTGGCACAACAATCAGCCGGACGGGTGGTCAGGCTTCAGGGTCTGTGACCAAGATGAATATGATCAATGAGATTGGTCGTCGGGTTATGCAAGGTGGCAGTCGCCGGAGCGCAATCTATGCATCACTAAACTGGAAGCATGGAGACATTGACGACTTCCTTACCGCTAAGGATTGGCAGAACATGTCCGTAGGCAAAACAGGTCAAAGCTTATGGGACATCAAGCAGGATGACTTTAACTTTCCTGCTCCACTTGACATGACAAACATATCTGTAAACTACGATACTGAGTGGCTATTGAATTACTGGAAGACTGGAGACTATGGAGACGTATTCCGTCGTAACGTCGAGCAAGCTTTGAGAACATCCGAGCCGGGCTTCAGCTTCAACTTCTTCGACAAAGAAAACGAAACACTTCGCAACGCATGTACTGAAGTTACATCTGAGGATGACAGTGATGTC